CATTCTCGTTTTCATACAGATAATGGGAATCGGGAGCAGGGAGAAAACCAATAAAGCACAAACGATAAAAGGGAACCAAGCAGGAACAATTCATGTCTGGTTCCCTTGTTCCATATCAGTGCGGGGAGGCGGTTGTCAGTGGAGAGGATCAGATGCCCGAACCCGAAGTGCGGGCGGCACATCCTTGACATTGAGGAAATGCCGCCGGGCAGGACGGTGCTTGAGATGAAGTGCAGGCGCTGCGGGGAGGTGGTCGAGGTGGGCTTTGGCCCGAAGAAGGTACATAAGAAGAACAGGCGGCAGGGGTAGCCCTGCCATTTTTTTGTATGGGCCGTGATTAGGAATGCGCCCTGTGGGCATACTTACAGTATACATGGTAATTTATGGAAAATTATCACTGTAAGGACACCTGCACGGAACCGTTCCGCTGATCATGGTTAGAAATCCAGAAGTGGCTGTGGGAGGGATTGAGAGATGTGCAAAATAAGGTGTCCGCTGTGCCGGAAGAGGATCTGCGATTTAATCGCCATCGCGGAGGGGAGGACAGTAGTCCGTATCAGATGCCCCCACTGTGGTAGGACAGTCAGGCTGGAATGGCTGGTACAGACCTCATTGAAAATGTGATACTGTTTACTCGATTGTGCGAGCGGCCAAGTGACGAGCTGCGAAGGGCCGGAGTAAAGCTAGAGACCAATACCTTAGCTTACTCCGGCCTTTTTTACTTTATAGGAAATTCCGAGTTTTGGAAACACAAAAAAGAACAGGAGTTTACCGAACATATGTTAGATAAACTCCTGTCAGGGGACAACGATAAGACGACACGGTTTAGAAGATATAAAAACCTTCCACTCCAGTCTCATCATCAAATAAGTCATCTTCATTTAAGAAATAATCCATATCCAGAAGGTCATCCCCGCTCATGCAGCGAATGTCCTCGGATGACATGCCTTCGGGTGGGTTATCCATATATTTTTTGCGTAGTTTCTCTGTGTTTGGGTTCATAAGTACAGCCTCCTTGAAAGGAGTATAGCACAGGAATGGGATTTAAGGAAGTCATGCGGACGACCTTCTTCCACGAGAACGGGACATGGCTTTCTCGTACAGTTCTTCCAGAGAAACACGCTCATGGTTAAAATAAAGTCCTAAAAACAGCATGGCCCGGCCGCATTCGCATTTTAATGGGTCATAGCCAAAAGCAGAGGGGATGGCAGTGCGCCACTGGTTAAAGCTTCTGAAAATGTGGTGCTTTTCACGGGAAATGGCCCTGTGGAGTTTTTTATCAATTTCCCGGTGCCTTGCATAAATGCCGCCGTAGCGGATCATTTTGAAATGTTTTTCCGGGATATGCCGGATGAGACGTCCTATGAACTCCATAACAGGAAGCGTTTCTTCGGCATAGGCATCATCTTCGTGGCGGTTGTAATGGAAGGTGACAAAGTCGCCATCATATTTGTCAATCCGGGAGGCGGCAATAACAGGACGTCCCAGATAGCGCCCAATGTATTTTATGGCGGTTCCGGGGCCGCATTTAGCTGGCTTGGCATAGACATAGAAACCGTGTTTGTGTCCCCGGTAACAACGGGACTTAACCTTTTTGAAAGAAGGGCCGGTCCTGGATTCCATTTCACCCAGCAGTGCGGTGCGGAAAGCATTGCGGAGGTAGGTATAGTTGAAGTAATTGATATTGCGCCAGAAACCATTATCGCTGTAACCACCTTCAGAAATAAGGCAGTGTATGTGAGGATTCCACTTCAAATCTCTGCCAAAGGTGTGGAGTACCATGATGAAACCGGGAGTAAAGTTCATGGACTTATTCTGTTTAAAAAACATACGGGAGACAACGCTGTGTACGGCATGGAAGAGACAGCCAAGGAGGGAACGGCCATGCAGGAAAAACCCCCGGAGCTGTTCATCAATGGTAAAAACACAATGACGGTGGGGGACATTGAGCAGCTTAAAGGACATGGAAGTAGTACGCTGCATTGCGTAGGGATTTCCGCAGGTAGGGCAGAAGCGGCTATGGCAGCGAAAAGGAACAAATTTGAGCTTTCCACAGAGGGGACAGCCATACATAGCCCCACCAAAGGAAGGGTCACCACAGTTGATCATTTTATCTACGTTGTCAATAACAGACTGACGTGGATGTAATATATAAATCATTTCTTCATAATGGTCTCTAAAAATATCCTGTAGTATGCTCATGAGATTATTATGAAGGAAAACGACACAAAAAGGAACCCCTAGGGGGTTGAAGTGGCGAAGCCACTTTTTTATTGGGGACGGCAAGGGCAAGCCTACGGGCATCCTGAACGCCACGGGCGGCGCATCCGATGGCGTGACCACGGCAACCGCCAACATCACCTTCGATAGTGATGGACCTTTTCTATTCCCTGAAAGCGCCTTACCGCAAAAAGGCGGTGTGGTTACTGAATGACACCACGGTGAAAGCCCTGCGGAAACTGAAAGATAACAATGGGAATTATATCTGGCAGCCTTCCGTGCAGGCAGGGGTGCCGGACATGATCCTGAACCGCCCTTACCACACTTCCTCCTATGTGCCGGAAGTGGCGGCGGGCAGCAAGGTGATGGCGTTCGGTGACTTTTCCTATTACTGGATTGCTGACAGGCAGGGGCGCTCCTTCAAGCGTCTGAATGAACTGTTTGCGGCAACCGGGCAGGTGGGATTCCTCGCTTCACAGCGTGTGGACGGCAAGCTGATCCTTGCCGAAGCGGTAAAGACCATGAAGGTGAAATCTTCTGCATCATCAGCATCATAAGAAGGGGGGCGGCATGGATGGCAGTCCTGACATTGGAGGAAACGAAACAGTATCTCCGTGTTGACAGCAGTGATGAAGATTCCTTTATTTCAGGATTGATTGAGACCGGGGAAAACCTGTGTGCGGATGTGGCGCGGATGGAGATAGCAGAACTGGAAGCGCACCTTCCGATGGTGCGGATTGCCGTCCTCTATGCCGCCGCTTATCTGTATGAACACCGGGAGCAGGCAGACCACGGGGAGCTGGTGGGAACGCTGCGATCCCTGTTGTTTGGCATACGGAAAGAGGTGTTCTGATGGCGCTTGGGGAATGGAAGGATAAGATCATCATTCAGAAGAGCGTGGCGGGCAATGACAAAGCCGGAAACCACATTCTTTCGTGGGAGGATTACTACATCTGCCACGCCTATGTGAACAACCTTTCCGGGAAGGAGTATTGGGAGGCGGCGCAGCTTAATGCGGAGAAAGAAGTGTTTTTCCTTATCCGTTATTGCAGCGAAGCCGCCGCCATTGACACGGAGCATTTCCGCATCCTGTTCCGGGAACAGGTGTATAACATCACATTTATCGACAACGTGAAATACCAGAATAAAACCATAAAGCTGCGGGCGGCTTTGGAAAAGAGGTAATGATGTCTGAAAAGAAAGTATCCATCGAGCAGATGGCGGAGGCGGTCATGGACGGCCTCATTGAATATGCCGGGCTTGCCACGGACGTGATGAAGGACTGCGTCACCAAAGCCGGGAACACGGTGAAATCGGAAGTGAAAGCCAATGCCCCGGTTCGGACGGGGCAGTACAAAAAAGGGTGGGCTGTGAAAAAGCAGAAAGAGACTGCCAATTCCTTAGAACTGGTGGTGCATAACAAAAAGCGTTACCAGCTTACCCATCTTCTGGAGAAGGGCCATGCCAAGCGTGGCGGCGGGAGGGTGCGGGCATTCCCCCATATCGCCCCTGCGGAACAGGCGGGCATCCGGGAACTGGAGGAAGGCATCAAAAGGGGGCTGGAAGGATGAAGCACGATGATGTATTGAAGATGATGGAGGAAATGGGGCTGCCCTTTGCCTATGACCCTTTCTTGGAGGGCGAATCCCCGGAGCCGCCATTCCTTGTATTTTTATATCCCAAAGCTGACAATTTCGCGGCGGACGGGATCGCGTATTTCAAAATCAACCAGCTTGACATTGAACTGTACACCGACCTGAAAAACCCCGACTTAGAGGAAACCATAGAGGCGGTTCTGCTGAAACATGGAATCTTTTATGGGAAATCGGAAACATGGATTGAGTCGGAAAAACTGTATGAAGTCTTGTATGAAATGGAGGTCTGAAATGAAGAACAACAATAAAGTGAAATTCAACATCTGCAACTGCCACTATGCTTTGCAGAAAACACAGGAGAATGGGGAGATCGGGTTTGAGACTCCCGTGGCAATGCCCGGTGCAGTCTCCATCGCCCTGGACCCCAACGGGGAGCCGGAATCGTTCTATGCGGACGGCATCGAGTATTACATCATAGCCAACAACATGGGCTATGACGGCGATCTGGAACTGGCGCTGATCCCGGAGAGTTTCCGCACGGACGTGCTGAAGGAGGAAGCGGACAATAATGAGGTGCTGGTGGAGAACGCCCATTCCGAGACGGCGGCTTTTGCACTGCTGTTCGAGTTTGACGGCGACATCCGCAAGATACGCCATGTGCTGTATAACTGTTCCGCAAGCCGCCCCAAGATCGAGGGCAAGACCAATGAGGAGAGCCGGGAGGTGCAGACGGAGACGCTGACCATCAAGGCCACGCCGCTGGCGGACGGCATGGTGAAGGCGAAGACCGGGGACTCCACGGATGAGGCGGTGTACCAGGACTGGTACAAGGC